CGCTGAAGTATTTCGGCGCTGGTAACTCGGCAGACGTTGTTCTTGATGGTGGCGTTGGTGGTAACTGCCCAGCAGATAGCATGTTCTTCATTAACACGAACTATCTGCACTTCCGCCCACACACTGACCGCAACTTCACGGTTCTCGGACCTGAGCGTTACGCAGTGAACCAAGATGCTATGGTGAAACTCATTGGCTTTGCTGGCAACATGACGGTTTCTAACCGCCGCCTGCAAGGTGTATTAACGAACTAATTAGAAGGAGTTTAATCATGTCTTACATTCTTGGTATTGACTTAACGGCTAACGATGCCACGCCTAAATTTGAGGCTGGTTCGATTGGTCGCACCGATGACGGTAAGCTGTACAAATATGTACAGTATAACTCAGGCGCTGGTGCTGTTGCCGCTGTTGCTGGAAACGTAGCTTATTACTACGCTCCATCGGGCGCTTCGGCTGGTGCAACCACGGTTGTGACTTCCGACTTGTCGGACAGCGCAGGCTTGGGTGCAGGCGTTCTGCAGACCGTTATCACCACAGGCCAGTATGGCTGGGTGCAAGTATCGGGTGCAGCTACCATTACCCCAGCATTGACCGCTGGTGCAGATGGTAACGCATTGACTGCTGTAGGTGCAACGGATGGTACGCTCGACGTATCAGCCCTCGTTACCGATGCGGTTGTGGCATATGCGGTTGACGCTTCGGCTAAAATCATTATGTGCGCGTTCCCTCAGTAATCTGGTGCCTCCCAGATGGGTGGGTGGTGAGGTAAAACTTGCCACCCATTTTTTTTGTGCTATATTTAGCTGCGAAAGAGAGGCAAAATGTTTAACGAACCCACCATACATAAACGCGGCAATACTGTAGAAGTACGTCATGGCGACGATTCAGGATTATTTGTTAGATTCTACGGCGATGCGATTCTAAACCAGCAAAAATCAGAAATTGAAGGCCGCCCTATTTACGACCAATGCGAGATGGTCGAAATACTATTTGCTGGCGATAATACTAAAACCAAAGTTGGCAGGGCAACAGACGGCAATCCCCCATATAAAGAACGTTTCCCCCGTCAATATGAAGCTTTCCAGAAGCAACAAGAAATCACACAAGACGGAACCCCGATTGAGCATTGGCCACCGATTACTAAGGCTCAGGCTTTGGAACTGAAAGCAATGAACATACACACTGTTGAGATGTTGGCGAATGTTCCGGATGTGAACCTTAAATGGATGGGCGCGCGCCAGCTAAGAGAAAACGCAAAGTCTTGGCTTTCTGAAGCCGAAGCGGGAAAAGAAACAATTAAGCTTAGAAATGAGATTGAAGAACTCCGCACTCAGTTGGAAGCATTGACAAACCAGAAGGTTGGTTTTTCTGCTAGCCAAACCGAGGCCAAGGTGTTACAATCCGAACAAGCTGCACCATCCATGGAAGCGCCTGATATTAAACCCATCGCAACTAAAATGCGAAAAAAGGTAGAAAATGGCGCGGACGTTCCTCCAACTAATGCAGCAAGCGGCGAATGAACTAGGTATCCCAGAGCCTAGCCAAATCATTGGCGCACAAGATGAACAATCAAAACAACTCCTTGCTCTTGCTCAACGTGAGGGCAAGGACTTTTCTCAGCTAGCCAATAAAAACGGCGGCTGGCAAGATTTACACAAAGAATACACCTTTACCACCACGGTGGAAACCCAGACGGGAACTATCACAAGTGGCTCTGCTGTTGTTACAGGTTTATCCGATACATCGGTTTTAGCCACACAGACTTACGGTGCATCAGCTAGCGGAGTGGCAAATAACTCCATCATCATTTCGATTGATAGCCCCACGCAGGTGACGCTAAACCAAGTGGCTACGGCTTCTAGTTCGGTTTCGATTATCTTCGGCAAGATAGCCTATCCGCTTCCATCAGACTTAGAATACTTCGTGCAACGCACATGGTGGGATAATACGTATAAATGGGAATTGTTAGGCCCTATTACCGCACAGGAAAAGCAAATCCTTAAATACGGAATCATTGCTTCAGGCCCACGCTCTAAATTTTATATCCGTGACAATCTGATGTATCTTAACCCCATGCCTGCCGTTGATGGGCAGTTGATAGCGTACGACTATTTCAGTAATTACTGGTGCCAATCTTCGGCAGGGGCAGCGCAAGCTTTCTGGGCGGCTGATGATGATACTTATGTGCTTGATGATGATTGTTTTGTTGAGGGTATTAAATGGCGTTTCCTTAGAGCTAAAGGTTTAGATTACTCCCAAGAGAAAATGGACTACGACACAGATTGTCAGCGCGTCATGTCCCGCGATGGCGGCAATCGTGACCTTCCTATAGCGGGCGGTACTTATGGCGCTCGCTTCCTTGATTATGACAATGTGCCCGATGGCAACTTCCCAAGCACACCCTCATGATTCCAAACAACGGCAGACGAGTATCACAAACTAGGTCGATTCCAGCCCCCACGAATGGCTTGAACGCCAAAGACCCTATTGCGAATATGAAGGAAACCGAAGCTCCTTACATGGACAATTGGTTTCCTACCCCGTCGAGCGTGGATATAAGAAATGGCTATGAATCTCATGTGACTGGGTTTGCATCCACCGTTGACACACTCGCACCTTATAACGATGGGGTGACCCGCGAGCTATATGCCGCTTCTGGTGATTCTATCTATGATGTAACCACTGCTGGTGCTGTTGGCGCTGCTGTAGTTACGGGACTAAACAACGCTCGATTCCAATACATCAACATGGGAACGGCTGGCGGGTTTTTCCTGCTGATGGTGAACGGCTTTGATAAAATGCAAGTCTACACTGGCTCTGCTTGGTATGCTGACGGAACCACTACCACAGTAACGGGATTCGATACGGCAGATGCAGTTCACATAAACAACTTCAAAAACCGTGTGTGGTTCATCGAGAAAGACAGCTTTAATGCGTGGTATCTTCCGGTTGCTTCAATCGGAGGGGCCGCGAATAACCTAGACTTGTCGGGCCTGTTCAAAATGGGCGGCTATCTCATGGCCATGGCTAACTGGACAATTGATAATGCCGCTGGCGTGGATGATTACGCGGCGTTCATAAGCAGCGAGGGTGAGGTTGCTTTATACAAAGGAACGGACCCATCAAGCTCAACTACATGGGCATTGGTTGGCACGTTTAGAATGGGCAGGCCGATAGGACGCAGATGCTTCACCAAAGCAGGCGCAGATGTTCTTGTGATTACAACGGATGGCGCATTTCCCTTATCCAAGGCATTGCTCACAGACCGTTCACAAATCAACCTCGCTGCTACGGACAATATCAGCAACCTATTCACGGCGGATGTGCAATCCTCTGGTTCTATTTATGGCTGGCAACCTATTATCCATCCAATTGGCAAGAAGCTGATTATTAACATCCCCACAACCGAGGGTCAGGTCGCCCATCAGTATGTGATGAACACCACCCATGGCGCATGGACTAGGTTCACAGGCTGGAATGCTATCTGTTGGGAAACGCTTGGTGATGACCTTTACTTCGGCGGCGCAACTGCTGTTTACAAGGCAGACACGGGAAGCTCCGATAATGGCTCGGCTATTACCTGTGTGGCGCAGCAAGCGTTTAGCTATTTCGGCAATAAAACCGGAATCAAGAAATGGTCAATGGCTCGCTGCATATTTATTAGCAATGGCACAATCAATCCGGCCATTCTATTAAATGTCGATTTCGGGCAAAATAGAACAACCGTTGCACCTTCATTCACGGATAACATCGGCAGTCCTTGGGATACTTCCCCTTGGGATACCTCTTCATGGACGCGCGGCGATACAATCATCAAAAACTGGCAGTCGATTACTGGGGTAGGCTACGCGGGCGGGATTCGTGTTGTAACCGAAACCGAGAACCTAACCTGTCAGTGGGTTTCTACTGACTTCGTGTATGAACTTGGAGCGGTTCTTTAATGCTTGTTTACGGACAGGATGAACGCGTAGCAAAATGGGTTGGTGAGCAGCTTATGCGAGATTCTGAAGCTTTTGTGCCATGTAAAGCAATAGGCATTGAAAAGGACGGGGAACTGATAGCTGGCGTAGTTTATAATAATTATGTCGGCCATCTCATTGAAATGACCATAGCAAGTCTTGACAAGAGATGGTCAACAAGGCATAATCTGAAAGCGCTATTCCGTTACCCCTTCGCTCAACTTCAGTTGAAAAGAGTACAGGCGCTTTGCTCAGCAAACGACAAAGGGGTTCAAATGTTTCTCAAAAGATTAGGCTTTATTCATGAGGGTGTGCATCCATGCGCCTATCATGACGGGGGCACTGCCTATTCATTCGGGATGCTTAAACATCAATGCAGGTACATCTAATGGGTAAAAAATCACCCTCAGCTCCCGCTGCTCCAGACCCAGCCGCTACAGCAGCCGCACAGACCGCGACAAACAAAGAAACCGCGTATTGGAACGCTGCACTAAATAACGTGAACCAAGTCACACCTTATGGCAACTTGACCTACGAGCAAACTGGCGGTGGTAAAAAATACAACATGGACGCCTATAATCAGGCTATGCAGGTTTATGCCAATCGTCCGCAACAAGTGGCGGCAACCAATCCATACGCCGTCGGGACATATGATTATAACCGTTGGACGGGCGGCACGACTCCAGATAATTCCGTAGCGCCGAAACTGGAAGACTTCTTTGTAAGCGAAGCGCCTCCTCAGTTTACATCAACAATAAACCTTACGCCTGAGCAGCAAGCTATTCTTGACCGTACCACGGCCAATGAAAAGGCTCTCGTTGATTTGGGTGGTCAGCAACTAGGACGTATTAGCGACAGTGTGAATACACCATTTAGCTACGCTGGTATTCCTTCCTATGGCGAGGGCGACCAGACTGCTGCCGCATTGAAGGCGGAAGAAGCCTTAATGGCTCGCATGAATCCCCAGTTCGCACGTGACGAAGAGGCTTTACGCACTCGGTTAATTAACCAAGGCATTGGCCAAGGTTC